GAAGAGATCGCCCAGGGGAAGTTAAAGAGACTGATCATAAATATGCCACCCCGGCACACTAAGTCTGAGTTTGCCTCCTACTTATTACCAGCCTGGTTTCTAGGAAAGTATCCCGGGAAAAAAATCATCCAGACCTCTAACACGGCTGAACTAGCGGTCGGTTTTGGCCGCAAAGTCCGAAATCTGGTGGATGGAGAAACCTATGCAAAAGTCTTTCCGAATGTCTCGCTTCGACACGACTCAAAAGCTGCTGGCCGGTGGTCTACGAATGCTAATGGTGAGTATTTTGCTATTGGTGTGGGCGGTACCGTCACTGGTAAAGGAGCTGATCTCCTTATTATTGACGACCCGCACTCAGAACAAGAGGCCGCTTTAGCCGCTCAAGACCCTGCGGTCTACGATAAGGTCTATGAATGGTACTCCTCTGGTCCTAGACAACGACTTCAGCCTGGCGGATCTATCGTTATTGTGATGACACGGTGGGGAAAACGTGATTTAACAGGCCAAGTCATTAAGGCTAGCGCCCAAAGAGGTGGGGATGAGTGGGAAGTCATTGAATTTCCAGCAATTTTACCTAGTGGAAACCCTTTATGGCCTGAATTTTGGAGTTTTAAGGAGTTATCAGCCCTAAAAGAGGAGCTTCCGAACCCAAAATGGCAGGCTCAGTACCAACAAACCCCAACTTCAGAGTCCTCTGCCATCGTAAAACGGGAGTGGTGGCAGATTTGGGAGGAAGATTCCCCTCCCTCGGTCGATATGATCATTCAATCCTGGGATACAGCGTTCGAAAAGAACCAGCGGGCTGACTATTCGGCCTGCACCACCTGGGGAGTCTTTCATCACCCAGACGATACGGGCGAGACCGAGGCAAATTTAATCCTGTTAAATGCTTTTCGTGACCGGCTTGAGTTCCCAGAACTGAAAAAACGGGTCTTGGAACAATATAAGGAGTGGAGTCCTGACGGACTCATCATAGAAAAGAAAGCCTCCGGCGCTCCTCTTATCTATGAACTAAGAAGCATGGGCATTCCGGTCCAAGAATTTACGCCTACTAAGGGCAACGACAAGATCACGCGATTAAACGCCGTATCTGACTTATTTGCTTCAAGTCGGATCTGGGTTCCAAACACAAACTGGGCCGAAGAAGTTGTAGAGGAAGTTGCATCTTTCCCAAATGGGGAACATGATGACTATGTAGACTCGGTTTCTCTTGCCTTAATGCGTTTCAGGCAGGGGGGTTATGTGCGCACAACCCTAGATGAAGCGGACGACATTCAGTACTTTAAGCAGCGCCGCGCTGCGTATTACTAAGGACTAAACATGGCTATTGAGAAAGCCCTATATCAAGCCCCCGAAGGTATTGAGGAAGGCGGAGAGGCAATCGAGATTGAGGTTGTGGACCCGGAGTCCATGAGCATTAAAGCAGGTGGTATTGAAATAGAGATTGAACCCCAAGAACTTGGGGGCACAGACTTTGACGCCAATCTGGCAGATCACATGGATGACTCAGAGTTAAGCACTCTTGGCTCTGATCTAAGCTCAGATGTAGAAAATGACGAGAACTCCAGAAAAGACTGGGCCGATATGCTGGTCAAGGGTCTGGAGGTCTTAGGAATTAAATATGAAGAAAGAACAGAACCCTGGAACGGTGCCTGTGGGATCTTCTCCACCCTGCTTTCAGAGGCCGCGATTCGATTCCAGTCCGAGACGATCATGGAGACCTTCCCGGCCAAGGGACCGGTCAAAACGAAGATCATAGGGCAACCGAATAAATTTAAAGAAGAAGCCGCCGAGCGTGTCCAGGCGGATATGAATTATCAGTTAACAGAGGTCATGGTTGAATATCGACCCGAGCATGAAAGACTTCTGTACTCCCTCGGCCTTCAGGGTTCAGCCTTTAAAAAGGTTTACTACGACCCAAGTCTAGGCCGCCAAGCCTCAATCTTTGTTACAGCCGAGGACGTTATCGTCCCCTACGGCGCGTCTAATTTAGAGACCGCCCCCCGTGTCACCCATGTGATGCGTAAAACCAAGAACGAACTGAAGAGGCTTCAGGTTGCGGGATTTTACCGAGACGTAGAGTTGGGAGATCCGGTCTTTATCCAGACTGATATCGAGAAAAAGAAAGCGGAAGAGGCAGGCTTTACGCTGACTTCAGACGATAGATACACACTGCTTGAGATTCAGGCTGATTTAGACCTGCCAGGATACGAGGACAAAGATGGAATCGCGCTCCCGTACATCGTTACGATTGATAAAGGCACATCAACCATCCTTGCCATTCGCAGGAACTGGAACCCGGACGACCCCCTCAAGCTCAAGCGAACCCATTTCATACACTATGGCTATATTCCCGGCTTTGGTTTTTATAACCTTGGCCTCATCCATATCATTGGTGGGTATGCTCGTGGAGGCACAACGCTTATTCGTCAACTTATTGACGCGGGATCCTTGGCTAACCTCCCAGGGGGACTCAAAGCGCGAGGACTCCGAGTAAAGGGTGACGACACCCCGATTGCCCCAGGTGAGTTTAGAGATGTAGACATCCCGGGCGGGGCGATTAAAGACAACATTATGACTCTGCCCTACAAGGAGCCGAGTCAAACACTGTTACTGCTTTTGAATCAGGTCAACGACGAAGCCCGTCGTCTGGCCTCAGTCGCTGACATGAAAGTCTCAGATATGTCAGCCCAAGCACCTGTCGGCACCACCCTGGCTCTCTTAGAGAGACAGTTAAAGACGATGAGTGCCGTGCAGGCCCGAGTACATCACGCGATGAAGCAGGAGTTCAAACTCCTAAAGAACATCATCCGTGACTATACGGAGGACTCTTATGACTATGAACCGCAAAAAGCTCCAGCGCGAGCAAAGAAGGCTGACTATGATCTTGTCGAGGTCATCCCAGTCTCTGATCCCAACGCCGCCACTATGGCGCAACGAGTGGTCCAGTATCAAGCGGTTATTCAACTGGCTCAATCCGCGCCTCAGATTTACGACCTTCCTGCTCTACACCGCCAGATGCTTGATGTCCTGGGCATTAAAGATGCAGCCAAACTCGTCCCAACCATCGACGATCAAAAGCCCGTAGACCCGGTATCCGAGAATATGAATGCCCTGAAGGGAAAACCGCTCAAGGCGTTCATTTACCAAGATCACGACGCCCATATTGCGGTGCATCAGTCAATGATGCAGGATCCCAAGATCATGGGGGCGATTGGCCAAAACCCAATGGCCAACCAGATTCAAGCCTCTCTCATGGCTCATATCGCAGAACACGTTGGCTTCAAATATCGCAGGGATATTGAGAAGACTCTAGGCGTCCCGCTGCCCGCACCTGATAAGACTTTGCCAGAGGATGTCGAGGTTCAGCTCTCCCAGCTCGTAGCCCAGGCTGCAGCCCAGCTTCTCCAGAAAGATCAGGCCGAGGCTGCCCAACAACAGGCTCAAGCCCAGGCTCAGGATCCTATTATCCAGATGCAGCAGCAAGAACTCCAGCTCCAAGCCCAGAAACTCCAGATGCAGTCTCAAAAGGATCAGGCAGAACTCACGCTCAAGGCTCAGGCTCAGGAACTGGAGCGGGAAAGAATCATGGCCGAGAACAAACGCGAGGCCATGCGTTTAGCAGCAAAAGAACGCGGCGAGGACAAGAAAGTCCAGACCGCCATCCTGAAAGAGACACTAAAACCAAAAGGATAGTGAATGGATACGAGAGTGCTAGAAGTAATTTCCTCTCAAATAACCGACCAAATTGCACAGACACAAGAATTTCTAGGCACCGGCCAAGCCAAAGACTATGCCGAGTACCGAGAGAGTTGCGGCAAGATCCGAGGGCTTATTGTCGCAAAGCAACAAATAGAAGACCTCGTGCGCAATTTGGAGAAGTCAGATGACTGAAATACTCATCGGGTCAAATGTTGACACCCTAGAAGCTACGGTCCTCCCGGAAACGGCGGAAGAAAAGGCCAGGCAGCTACCAAAACCCCGGGGCTACAAGATTCTGGTCTGTATACCGGAGATAGAAGATAGCTACGAAAGCGGAATCCTGAAGGCGGACCAGATTATCCGGTTTGAGGAATTGCTTACGAATGTCCTTTTTGTGGTCGAGATGGGACCCGATTGCTATAAGGACAAGGACCGTTTCCCCAACGGCCCGTGGTGTAAAAAAGGGGATTTTGTGTTGGTCCGAGCCAACACTGGTACTCGGCTAAAGATTCATGGCCGGGAATTTAGACTGATTAACGATGATTCTGTGGAGGCCGTAGTCGAGGATCCACGTGGCATTTCTCGTGCATAAGGGGTAGAACATGGCTGAAATTGAGAAGGTGGAATACGAATTTCCGGACGAAAAAGAGGCTCGGGAGGCTAAAGAGGCCCAGTCAGAGCTGCCTTTAGATACTCAGACTCAGGCAAATGATGAGACGGAAATTGAGGTTATAGACGATACCCCAGCGAGAGATCGCGGCAAGAGACCTCTAGACACCGCCCCAGAAGACCCGACCGATGACGAGTTAAAGAAGTACTCAGAGGATGTCCAGAAGCGGATTGAGAAATTTACCAAGGGCTACCATGACGAGCGCCGGGCCAAAGAGGCGGCCATGCGTGAGAAAGAGGAGGCCATCCGCCTGGCTCATGCCATTATTGAAGAGAACAAGAAACTCAAGGGTTCCTTAACTAGAGGCCAAGAGGCTTTGATCCAGCAGGCCAAGGCGGCGGTTGACTTGGAGATGGAAAAGGCCAAACGTAGGTTCAGGGAAGCCTATGACGCCGGGGACTCGGAGGCTTTGACAGAGGCCCAAGACGCCCTGACCAAGGCAAACATGAAAGCCGAGCGGATCGCAAATTTTAGACCCGCCCCTTTACAAGAAGAAGAAAAGCGAGTAGAAGACAAAACATTCGTTCAAGCACCTCAACCGGATACCAAAGCACTTGCCTGGCAGGATAAAAATCAGTGGTTTGGGCAGGATGAGGAAATGACCAGTCTAGCGCTTGGATTGCACCAAAAGCTGGTCAAAAGTGGGGTGAACCCACAGAGTGATGAGTACTACGAGCGCATTGACTCTCGTATGCGACAAGTCTTTCCGGATGCCTTCAGTACTTCTCCGGACGATTCCGACAAAGCCGAAAGGCCAAGTCGTGCCAAAGCTAGCGTGGTTGCGCCTGCGACACGCAGTACGGGATCTAAAAAGATCACGTTAACCCAGACGCAGGTAAACATCGCCAAGCGGCTTGGTGTTCCTTTGGAACTCTATGCCAAAAAGGTTGCAGAAGAAGCGAGGAAAGCAAATGGCTGAGAACAGAAATAGTCGTGATATTGAAAAGCGTGAATCTACCGAGCGTGTAAAGAGTTGGGCACCGCCCACCCTTTTGCCTGTTCCTGATCCCCAGGACGGGTATGCGTTTCGCTGGATTCGTATTTCAATTCTCAATCAACCTGATCCCACCAATTTGTCTTCCAAACTTCGCGAGGGCTGGGAACCCGTAAAGTTATCTGATCACCCCGAACTAAAGTTGTATAGCACCGATACCTCGGAGCGCTATAAAGACAACGTGGTTGTGGGAGGTCTGATGCTTTGCAAGACCCCGCAGGAGCTGGTTGACCAGCGGAATGCTTACTACCAACAGCAGACCGACAATCAAACATCTTCTGTCGATAACAACTTTATGCGCGAATCTGACCCACGGATGCCGCTCTTCAGAGATCGGAAATCGTCGGTTAGCTTCGGTAAAGGCTCATAACTTTTTGAACGAGGTTTAACATGGCTTATCCTACGGTATCAGCCCCATATGGACTAAAGCCCATCAATCTAATTGGTGGACAAGTCTATGCGGGACAGACTCGCCTGATGGAAATTGCAAGTGGCTATGCTACAAACATTTTCTATGGTGATCTGGTAAAAAGGGTGTCCGATGGAACGATTGAGAAAGACACAGGAACGACCA